TTCCTGCTTCATCCTAAGGAGGTAGGAAATGAGAAACACTAATAGGGTATCATAATGGGAGGCACCACGGAATGTTTAATAAATTTCAACTGGGGACCGCGCCTGCGACTTTTTTAGCTAATACGAAGCTTTCAAGTAATGCGGCCCTAGTATTACTAAAAATGATGTATAGGATTAATCGAGTAAATATGGTAGTTGGGACTCCGGCCACAATTTGCGCGACATCTGGCATGACGCTTTATGACTTTTCTACGGGAGTCCGTGATTTGAAAAAATGTGATTTAATTAGGAAATTTACTAAAAAAGAGTATATGTTAAATCCAGATGTTATGTTTAATGGGAATGACAAGCAATATTATATAATTAAGCACATGTGGGACACACAAACTAGTAAAGGGCTAAAGAGTGAATGAAATACTTAATACTCGTGTTAATGTTAAATGGATGTGCGGTAGCTACTGATGTAGGGGTTGGTATACTAACTAACACATTAGGAGATGTAATAGGAGATATGATTAACGATGAAATCGATGAAGCTGAGGAAGAAGAAAAGGTAGATGAATAAATACATCAATACTAATGATCATAAAAACTTATCGCGTACAGCTCATGCGATTTTATTGCCTCTTATGTTATTATCTAATAAAAACAATGAGATTAATAAACGATCTTTTACGAAAACTGTAAGCTGGATATCTGATTATAGAACTTGGAATAAATATTGGAAAGAACTGGAGGATAAAGGTATTTTAACCCAATTAGATAAGAGTACCTGGATGGTATCGCCTCATGAGTGCTACACCGACGCGGCATCTCATACTGCTTTAATTACTAAATGGAACGAGGTTTACAATGCAACTAGCTAATTTAAAAGATATTGATGCGGATATAGAAACAACTAATCACTTAACTAAAGAGCAATTGTCCGGAGCACTGCCTGATAAACGATTTCGTAAGCATCTAACTGATGATATCGTTAATATGATTAATTCAGAGCCGGATTCTGAACTTAAACGAGTATTTCGAGATAATGTCTTAAGTTTTGCAAATGTACTTTCAACAGGAAAATACTCATTAGCTGCGTATATTAATGCTATTAAGTTCGTATCTCTTAAATTAATGGGAGATAAGTCATCTACTGCTTATAGTAAAGTATTCCCGGATCGCTATCAGAACTTAATAGATAAAGGCTCTTCCGCGTCTTATATTGCGAGTTTTGCCGATAACTACGGAAAAACAGGACTAATAACAAAAATCATGGAACAGACGATGGTGCCGACGCATATACTAAATGCCGGTATCTACCAGGAAGCTATTAATACCCAGGCCGATTTAATGCGTACAGCTAAATCAGAATTAGTAAGACAAAAGGCAGCTGAATCACTAATTAGTAATTTAACAGCTCCAGCTGCTGCTAAAGTTGAAATAGATATTGGTTATAGTAATGACATAGTTGAAGATTTAAGAAATACAACTAAAGCACTTGCTCAACAGCAATTGCGAATGATTATGAATGGTCAGGCAAGCGCCGGAGAAATTGCACAAAGTGAGATTATTGTTAAACCAAAAGAACTTAAAGAAGCAACTTATGAGGTAATTGAAGATGCTAGCTAAGAAAACAGTCGACGAGTGGCTCAATGATTGTGAGTATGCAGATGATCCTACATATGTTCCTAGTGAGTTTGCTTTAGAATTTGTTTCGTTTATTAAATTAGTTAATGGAGAAAAAGGAGAAGAAAATAAAACTCCTGTTATTCACTATAAGATGCTTGACAAAATCGCGGGGAAAACCCAAAACACCGCTAATATGTGCGCCCGTGGCCTTGCCAAGACTACAATATTTGCTGAGTATTTATTTTTATACATTGCTGTATATGGATCTATTCCAGGATTTGGAAAAGTTGATTATGCGTTATACCTTTCAGATAGTATTGAAAACGGTGTAAAGAAAATGCGTCTTCGTATAGAGCGCCGATGTGAGCAAAGTGAATTTTTAAAATCATTTATTAAAGAATCCAGGTTCACGGATATCAGATGGTATTTTAAAAACATGGAAGGAAAAGAATTTGTTGTTACTGGTCATGGTGCAAAGACAGGTGTTCGTGGTACAGTGGAATTGAATACTCGACCTCAACTTGCAGTACTTGACGATTTATTAGGTGATGAAGATGCCCGTTCTGCGACTATTATTGAAAACGTTGAGAACACCGTCTATTCTGCCATTGACTACGCGCTACATCCTAATAAACGTAAAGTTATTTGGTCTGGGACTCCGTTCAATGCTAAAGACCCTTTGTATAAAGCTATTGAATCTGGTGTCTGGCATGTAAATGTTTATCCTGTTTGTGAAAAATTCCCGTGTAGTGAAGAAGAATTTAAAGGTGCCTGGGAGGATCGTTTTAGTTATGAGTATGTTAATACGCAGTATCACAAAGCTAAAGGAGCCGGAAAACTAGATTCTTTTAATCAAGAGTTAATGTTACGGATTACGAGTGAAGAAGACCGTCTCGTTAATGATTCTGATTTAATTTGGTATAAAAGAAGTACAGTACTTAAAAATAAAGGAGCTTATAATTTTTATATCACTACCGATTTTGCTACATCTGATAGAGAACATGCTGATTTTAGTGTAATTAATGTTTGGGCTTTGAATAATAATGGAGATTGGTTGTGGGTAGATGGCTTTTGTAAACGAACACTAATGGATAATACTATTGATGCACTATTTAGATTAGTTCAGGAATATAGTCCTCAGGAAGTAGGCATTGAAACAACAGGACAGCAGGGTGGATTTATTAGTTGGATCCAAAATGAAATGGGCAATCGTAATAATTATTTTACATTGTCGAAAGGAAAAAATAGTAATACTATAGGAATTAGGCCAACTAAAGATAAAATGAGCCGGTTTCAACAAAATGCAATACCATTATTTAAATCTAAGAAAATTTGGTTTCCAGAGGAATTAAAAGATAGTGTAGAACTTGAAGAGTTGCTTTTTGAATTATCTTTAGCTACTCTAAAAGGGTTTAAAAGTAAGCATGATGACCAAATTGATACCATTACTATGTTAGCAGAGTTAAATGCTTGGAAACCAAGTGAAGTAGGACCACAAGAAGAAGAAAAAGATAAATTAGAAGATTCAATATTGTGGGGAGAAAATATGACTCCACATAAAGGAGACAGTTCTTATTTTGTTTAACCATCACGCTAGGCCTCCTTTCTCAGGCTAATAGTGTGCCTCCGGGGTAGGCGGGGCCTTCGGCTCCCCGCCTACCCTCCCTTTAGAGGTTATTATGAAAGTTTCAGAATATATTGATTACTTAGTTACTGGTGAATGCAGTAAATTAGCTATTTCTGATGTTGGAGATATGACTGCTAATCCTAGTCCAGCCCCTAGTGCAGTACAAGCAACTAATCAAAATAAATTTATTAATTATGTTAATCTTGCTAATCTAGCATTACATAAACGATTTCATTTATTAAAAAAAGATTATGAAATGGACCGACCTGTAGATGGTGAGGAATACGCCTTACCTACGGATTTTTTAGTTCCTATTCATGCTTACTACGCCTCAGATTTTGATCAAGTGGCAATTAAAGATGACTCCGTTAAATTGGTAAAAAAAGTTGATCAGCATGTAGCTATTCTTATACCAGAACCATTTAAAGCAGAAATTAAAGGTACAGATGCCGAAACTCCTAAACGTAGTCAAATTATATTACGATATGCAGCTGCACCTAAAAAAGCTAAAAATACATATACAGACTTAAAAATCAATGAAGTATATACAGAAGCTTTAATTAATTACGCAGCATATAAAGCACATGTTACTACTAGTGGTGACTTAAAAGATGAAAATAACACTTACTACATGCGATATGAATCAAGTTGTAAACAACTTATTAATTCAGGCATGTGGGGCAATAACGAAATTGAGATTAATACAAAATTAGAGGATAATGGATTTGTATAAATTAATTTGACATTCGGGCGAACTAACGTATCTTATAGTTGCGCAGGGTGCCTACGCTGAGAACAACCTCCTTAGGAGTTAACAATGGCATATTATGACGAGATACAAGTAGTAGCTAATGATACAAAGCCAGAAATAAATCTTACCTTAAAAGATTCCAATACTGCCGCGTCTGGGCAAACCTTAGATCCAGATGACTCTGCTACCTGGGCAGCTATTGATATTACCGATCCTACCATTAAAGTAAAATTCCGTTTATTAGGCGCTTCAACTATTTTAGATACAATGACTTGTGTTAAAGTTGCGCCTACAGCAAATGGAAAATGCTATATGCCTTGGAATGCAACTACGTTAGCTGTTGCGGCTGGTACATATGAAGGTGAAATTGAATTAACCTATACTAGTGGAGCTATATTAACTTTATATGACAAATTAAAATTTAAAGTAAGGGATGATTTTTAATGCTGGGATCTGCATTAGTTGGCACCGCAGAAGCGGAAATTGATTACGTTAATAGTCAAGCATGCAATATTACATACGTAAATGCACGTACTGACATTGATGTAGAGTACAATAGTAAAAATAAAGAATTTGGAAGAGATGGATCTGAATCAGTAACTCTTAGTGATACTTTTGAAGTTACTGTAGCTTATACTAGAACTGCTACTGATTCAGTAAGCGTTGCAGAACAAATTGTAGTAGCAATGCAGTTTAATTTAGCAATATCAGATTCTTTATCTAGTAGTGATTCACTAGCATGGACATTTGGTAAAAATGTTACGGAATCAATTACTACTTCTGATACACCTGGTATTGGTAAGATACATAAAGTTAATGAGTCAGATAATGTAACAGCTGGAGATACCCCAGGAATCGGCCAGATTTACCATGTCGATCCAACAGATAACGTATCTGTTTCTGATTCAGTTCTTATGTACCATGATGGCATGTTAAATACTAACATGCTGAATACGCGTCTAATATCAGCTGGAGATTTAGAAGTAACTGGTGATAATGTTGATATATCGTAACTAACATAGAAATAAGGAATCTATCATGGATAAGAAAGACACAGTGGCTTTAACAGGTCAATTAACAATTTCTATTAACGGAGAAATTGTAAAAACAGTTAAAAATTTAGTTGTTACTGCCGGCAAAAATTGGGTTGCATCTCGAATGAATGCGGCTTCTGCTGGTGTAATGACACATATGGCTATTGGTACTGGAACTACAGCTGCGGCAGTTGGACAAACTGCACTAGTTACTGAAGTAGCCCGAGTAGCATTAACTACTTCTGGGGGTTCAGTATCTAATAACGTTCTTACGTATACAGCAACTATCCCGGCGGATACTCCAAATGTAACAGCACCTGCTACAGCAGCAATTACAGAAGCTGCTGTTCTTAATGCTGCTTCAAGTGGCACAATGCTATGTCGTACAGTATTTACTGCGGTTAATAAAGGTGAATTAGATACAATGACAATTAGTTGGGATGTAACTATTTCTTAGGAGAATACCTGTGGCAGTTAAATTTAGTAATAATGCATACTCAACATTAAGCGCTGGCATAACAAGTAGTGCTACGTCTTTTGATGTAGCTAGTGTATCTACTTTCCCTACTTTAGGTGGAAGTGACCATATGTACTTGAGCATTATTGGATCTACCTATGTTGAAATTATTAAAGTAACTGGGGTATCTGGAACTACTCTTACATGTGTAAGAGGTCAGGATGGTACGACTGGAACAGCAGCAGATGGCGGAGATCGTGTAGAATTACGTGTTACCACGGCAATGTTAACGGATGCTATTGCTGATTCAAATGCAGATATTTTTAATACAATTGCAGTCAGTGGGCAATCTAGTATTGTTGCTGATTCAACTTCAGACACGTTAACTATTGTTGGAAGTGGTGGAACAAGTGTTACTACTAATGCTGGTACGGATACATTAACCATTTCTAGTACAACAGTACCTGATGATATTTTTAAAACAATTGCTGTTTCTGGCCAATCAGACATAGTTGCAGATAATACAACGGATACTTTAACGTTTGTAGGTAGTGGGGGAACAACTATTACTACTAACGCAAGTACTGATACGGTAACTTTTACTTCTCCCGCACAAGATAATGTATTTAATACTATTACAGTATCCGGGCAATCAGATATTGTAGCAGATAGCGCAACGGATACACTAACACTAGTTGGCACTGGCGGTACAACAATTACAACAAACGCAAGTACAGATACACTAACAATAGATACACCGACAGCAGGGGTTTCGGCTGGTTTTAGTATTGCTATGAGCATCGCCCTATAACGGAGAAAATTAATGGCACAAAATTTTAGAAGATACATAAACAGAAACACAGGGACTAGCCCTGCAACCGTCTTTACTGCTAATAGCTACGACACGGTTATTGGGATTAGATGTGCCAACGTACACGCATCTTCTTCTATAACGGTTGATGTTTATATCAATGACGGATCAAACGATCATTATTTACTTAAAAACGCACCAATAAGTTTTGGTGGATCATTAGAGTTGATTGATGGTGGGGCTAAGATTGTAGTGGAAAGTGGAGATATTTTAAAGGTGGTTAGTGATACCGCATCCAGCTTGGATACTTGGGTGTCTACAGTTGATGCAATTAGTACATAGGAGTTATAAATGCCATACATAGGAAATAAACCAACTAACGTACCATTGTCATCTGCTGATTTAGCAGACAATATTGTTACATCTGCAAAAATCGCTGATGATGCAGTTGATTCAGACCAGCTTGCATCTGGGGCAGTTGATAATGCACATTTAGCTACTGGTATTGCATCATCTAAATTATCAGGTGCGTTACCAGCGTTGGATGCGAGTAGTTTGACAAGTATTCCTGCTGGTAATCTTACTGGTACAGTAGCAGATGCTCGAATATCTACTCTTACATCAAGTAAATTAAGTGGTGCTTTGCCAGCAATAAGTGGTGCTAGTTTAACCAACCTAGATGCTAGGGATTTAGAAAATGCTTTGCCAGCGATTAGTGGTGCAAGTCTTACAGGCCTTTCTTCTGGTGCATTTAAACAAATAGTAGAAGTAAGTGCTACTACTTGGGGAGCAACGACTTCAACAAGTTATGTAGATATTGCTGGTATATCTGCGAGCATCACAACTACTGGTGGTAACTCGACTGTTATGGTGCAAATTTATACTGGTGGGGCTGTATCACATCCCGGAGTAAGAGGGTTTGCTGCAATACAAAATTATACTGCATCTTCCAGTACCCAATTTGAAGAATCAGCTATTGTTATTGGTGATAATGATTCTGGTTCTCCTGCACAAGCTAGTTTTAGTAATGGTTGTATTACACATACGTTTACAGGGTTAGCTGCACAAACTTGGAATTTTCGAGGAAGGTGGAGACAACACGCACCAAATGGGTCATTCAATAATTCTAGGGCTCAAGGTACAATTATTTTATGGGAATTAGCATAATGAATATAGAAATGATAACTGATGATTATACGATTGATGACTGGGCAGGACATGCTGTTCTTAGTCTAACTGAAGGTTCAGAAGTTAATATTGGTATAAGGGAAGGAAAACTTATTCATTGGGAATGTATAAAAGGGGGTATGGAAAAACCTACAGAACAAGAAATTGCTGATGAGGTTACACGGTTAAAAAACCTTTATGCCTCGCAAGAATATGTACGAGCAAGAAGGCAAGCATACCCCAATATAGGCGATCAATTAGATGCACTCTGGAAGGGTGGGGTTGATGCGGATGAAATGAAAGCTAAAGTAAATAAAGTTAAATCAGACATACCAAAGGAGTAACGAATGGCATACATTGGAAACAGTCCAGA